TGATGTGCGAAACAGTCTCACGGGTCTGCCCGAAACGATTGATGCGATCCTCCACTTGAAGCAGATCAGCCGATGTCCACGACAGTGAGCAGGACACATGGTGACGTGCGGAGTGGAGCGTGATGCCAGTACCGGCACTCTGCACGTTGCCGATCAGGACACGTGCATGCCCACTCTGGAATGCATCCACTGCTTCCATCTTTGCCTTGTCAGTCATTCCACCTACGATGCGAACAGCGTTGTGGGATTCAGCGAAGTGGGCGAAATATGCATCGGCTTCATCCTTGAAGTTGGTGCTCATGAACACTTGCTCACCATCGTCCAGCAGATTCTCCACGTACTTGATCACAGGCTTCACTGAGCCCATCGCACAGATGTGGCGGAGTTCATTAATGCGAACCAATGCCTCAGCGAGCATCGCCTTCTGAGCACGTACTTCGCCTTTGGTATTGCGGATCCATTCAATGAGATTCTCTTCGCATGCGATGTAGTTCGCAACACGCTTCTCATCCATCTCAATCGTGACTTGTGTACGTCCCTTGTTCGGGAGTGTGAGCACTTCACTTCGCACACGGCGGATCATGAATGAGCCCGTAAGCAGATCGTGCAGTTCTTTGACGTGAGCCGCACCACGACTTCCGAATGCATCAATCTTCGGTGCATAGCGGTTGATGAAACCATTGATGCCACCCTTGAAGGTTGCTCCACGATCCAGCATCTCTACGACTGGGAGTAACTCCATCGGATGAGCCACGAGCGGTGTGCCACTCATGGCAACACGGATTCCAGAGGTTGAGACTGTCTTGGCAATTTCAACGCACGCTTGACTACGTTTCGCACGCTTGCCACCCTTGATGCGCTGACACTCGTCCACGATGATTCCAGCAACGTTGTGCTTCAGTAAGTTCTTCCATCCAGCCAGTGATGCATCACCAATCAGCAACACATCTGCTTTGGGCAATTCAGTGATTTTGTGCTTGACAGGATTTGTTCCGGTGATCGTGTGGACACTCACTGTTGGTGAGAACTTTGCGAACTCACGAGCCCACTGCAAACGCATGGACGGTGGTACGACAATCAACACTGGAGTCATGCCTGCGTTTACAGATGCTGTTGCGATGGCAATCGCAGTTGCTGTCTTACCAACGCCCTGCTCATCAGCGATCAACACGGTGCGATTGTCTAATGCAAATTGACAACCAGTCACTTGGTGATCTAACAGTGGTTGTGCCAACGATGGCATTGACAATTTGACTTTGGTGAGTGGTGCATTCTTCATGAACTCCTGAAGATTTTGCAGAGCGGATACTTGTGACATGGTGAGCCTTTCATTGGTTGAATAGATGGTGCTGATTCTATCGGTTTGGAATGGATTTGACGGGACATTACAACCTTTTTTGGGCAATAAAAAAGCCCCAGCACATCAGAGGGTTGATGCACTGGGGCTTCGCATGGCCCGATTCACCACAGGGCTAAAGCGGTGCTCCCGTACTTTTCTTCGCAGACACTGCCCATGCCCACTTGCCGACTGCGCTCATCGGTCAGCGTCCTGCCACAGCAGAAGCACCTGCCCAAGTTATTTGCGAATGCCATTTGGCATTCCGCGAAGTCCTCATGGCTCAAGTTGGCAAGCAACGTCATCACACGTTCTGCCTCCACCAGAGACATCACTGGTGAGTTCGCAGACAAGTCACTGTCAGACAATGCTCCACCAAGAACACGCTTCAGTACCCACACTGTTCCGCCCTTGCGGTGTGACTTGATCAGACCGTAGAAGTCAAGATCATTGTTGCCTGTGTGTGACTTGAAAGCGAAGAAATACTCCGCACCTTCGGCGGTGAGGTAGCGCAGTGACTTCACACTGCTGTTCACCAACTGCTCAATGCGATTATGTGAGTGCGATCCATCCTTGACGGGGTCAATGCATGAACCCTTGCGATGGATCGTGAACCACTTAGTGTTCACCTGACATGCGTAACCTGCATTCGCATCCACGTCATGACCGCAAGCGAGACAAGGCTTCGCATACTTATTTGTAATCACCCGATCAGCATTCGCAATTCCGGCATTAGTCAAAGACTCCTGCTGAATTGGATCTACCTTTTTCGGCACTGGCACAGCCAACAGCATGTTGATCAATGCACTGGCATCTTTGGATGTGTACGTGGCTTGCTTTGCAAAGATGAACTCACTTGCCGATGTCGTAGTCGGGTCAATGCCCAACAGATCTGCCCGTTCAATTACGAGTGACACGGCAAATGACAATTGCTTTTCGGACATAGGATTATCTGACATAACTTCTCCATTTCATTTTGGTTGGTAAGCCCAGCATATGTCCGATGGCAATGGAAATACAACTACTCAATTTGGGCTCAAACAGCAAAGAGCCCCAAACCTCCGATCATGAGGCTTGGGGCTCTAGGAGCATTACAGGTTTTTACTAACTGTGGACATCCTCTGACTGGTGCAAGGCACTCAATTCAGCACCACGAGTGTCACCATCATCACCATCTTCGGTTGCCATTTTGACTGCCATCTCCATGATTGCACTTCCCATTTCAGCAGTGAAGAAATAATGACCGATACGCACACCGTCACGCCATGCCCTGCGGATCTGTCCGTCTTTGATCGCTGACCACTTCACTCCATTCACAATGTCACGGCGTGACAAGCGTGTGAAGATTCCATCGTTGGCAACACGATCAACTGTTGAAAGATTCATGTCGTACTGTTCCACTTCCATGAAACAATCTGTGAAACTAATCGGATGATTGTTCTCTGAGTAACCAGTGTCAATGCCGATTTCTTTCCAGCCACCTTCACGAGCGAACTCAGAGTTGAGAACACCTTTGACAAGTTCGTCAGTGAAGATCTGCGTTTCTTTAGGCAAGATCAATTTAGAGAAATCCTCAATCGCTTCCCTCACTCCACAATCGGAGCAGATCTCAGTTGTGTTATCTACTCGTGAAATTGCACCTGCATACATTCCGGCAAACTCACGATTTGGGATTGGTTCACTACAACGTGGACAATCTTTGATTTCCATTTCTATTTCCTTTCGGTTGGTTGGTGTACATCAAGATATCGGTTTGGAATACCTCTGCAAGGACATTACAGGTTTTTTTACATGAAAAAGCCCCAGCCATATGACTGGGGCTCTTTCGCTTGCTTCCCGTTGGGACTAGGAGCAGACCGAGGTCAGCCTTTCCAGCACCATCTTGTCGTAGTCAGCCTGAGCATTGGAGAGCAGGCGTGAGTAGTTGCGGTTGTAGCGATTCTTATCGCCACCGCTGAAGTGCTGGTGGAAGGTGGTCGTGCATTGGACGATGCCGAGCGCAGTGTTCTTCCAAGGGGTCACTCGTGGGTCGTTTTCCCAAAGACTGTGCAACAGATCACGCTTCGGATTCTGCTTGCCAGCAGAACGAGTGTCAGGTGTTGTTGTCTTCACTGTGATCATCTTGCCAGCCTCATCAGTCGTGATGATTTCTGCCAAGTTGATTGGGAAGAGATCTTCCACCAATTTTGTGAATTGGTTGTCAGTGACTTTCCATGCGCTCAACTTCTCAAGAGCAACCAACATGTCATCCGAAGTCTTGAACACGATGTCCAAAGCATTGCGAACGGACGTGAGATCTCCCATTGAGTTTCCACTGTGGCGGAACTTGATCTGCTGACCCTCTTCACCGAGAGCCATTGCAAGAGTGTTGTCACACACCACTGCCTGCATCACACGCTTGATGATGGTTTGGTTCTTTCCATCATGTGACGTGGTTGCGAGCAGTGTTGGGCGGAACTCAAAGCCTGCCGATGATGTCACCGAGTCAGGAACTGAGATCTGAACCCATCCACGTGCTGACTTACTCAAAAGACCTGCAGAGTCAATACCGAGTTCTGACGAGTCAATGATTTGGTTCAGGTTGTCCAACAACACTTCGCCAAACTGGTGGATCTGATAACGATCCGACACTACGCCGAACACATTGCCATCTGTACCGTGCACGATTGCTTGTGTGTTTTCAATCTGACGGAATGCACCGTCTGCGGTTTGCTGGAACACTGGACGTGACACAGCCTCAAAGTTGAAAAGCCTGCGCCGAACATCTTCCACTGGAATGAATCCATCGTAAGAGTTTGGCTCATCGCCCTGATCCTCTGCACGCCAGTGCCATGCCTTGCCACGCTTCAACACATTGCCAATCAAGGTCATTGTGTTGAGCCACTTGCTTGTTTCTGCGCTCATGATTATTACCTTTTATCTTTCCGACCCGTAGGTCTTATTGGTTGAGGATCTCATTGTAAGCACGTCACGTCCCATAAAGCAACTTAATCAAAACATAAATATCTGAGCCATACAGCACAAGAGCCCCAGCCATATGACTGGGGCTCCGGAACTAACGTGTGTTTACTGACTAACCAATCTTGCTCCACTGTCCCACGGTCTTATCAAAGGCAAGAACGATTGGGTGAGAGATTGCAGGCATTACAGAGTTTTGCACTACATCTTCAGCAACTTGTCGTGCAAGTTTTTCAACCATTACTCCGAAGTCTCCGTTGATCATCAACTCTTCCAACGTATTTGTTGAAGTAAGAACCTGAACAATTTGACTGTCCCAATTGATTTCTTCAACACACTCAACAACAAGATCCTTCAACTTCATATCCAATTCAGAATCAATCTTGTCAGACAACTCGCTTTCAATCTGATCGTCAATTGTGTTCTTTGCGTTGTAGATGAAGTCTTCTTGTGCATCTTCCATTTCTCCAACCCGTTTCTCCAACCCGTGAATGACTTTCCACAAGTTCTCAACTGTTGTTTTCCACAAGTCTTCACTCGGTAGTGGTGCAAATGTTGTGGCGTTTGGGTAACTGTTTTCCATGATGTGCTCCTTTAGTAGTGGTTTGTTTATGAGAAGTAATTTGATGATTTCAGAACAGACATTACAGAAGTTCCTTCTTCATCTGCAATATCAATGATGCGCTCCTCATAACCATTGTTGAAGTCTTCTACTTCCTGTCGTGAAAGTTTATTGAAGTCTACGAAGACGCACTGTTCAATGTGGATGAAAGTTCCGTTGTCAAGATCAACTACCACGATGTCTGATTGCGTTGCCATCAGATGCCTCCCCTATCTTCGTAGAACGTGACAGCATCTTTGATGTTGTTTGAGTACTCACCGGAATAAGCGGAGAAACCTTCCTTCGTTGCACTCACTCCCCACGTCACATATGGATCACGGTCGTTTGGGTCTTTCATGCAGATTGCAATCCACGTTGCGAGCGTGTCGTCAGGGATGCGCTTTGTCTTTTTGGTGCAAGCAATAACTACTGCACCGTTGGGCAAAATGTCACCAATTTGCAATTCTTTATCACGCATGTCCTGCGTGAGGGTTGTTGTTTGTGTACCCACGTTTTCTCCTTTGGT